TTATCCTAAATAGTCGTCTAATAAAAGAGCTAATTCGTCAGAAGCACCCTCATCATAGCCAGCGCTATAACCTTCTCTGTAACCGTATTCTTTCCCGGCAACATAGCCATCGTCCCGACCATCGTGATAGCCTTTCTTATATCCCTTAGAGGCAGCATCGCTTTCGGCTTTTTTGAGTTTCTGAATATAAGGTGAATTAGGAACAAGATCTTCAGACAAATAGCCACCACCGGCAAGATAACCAATCAAAACGCAAAGAATGCAGGTGACAATCAAAATGATTGTAATTACCCAATGGGGAAGGTTCGGATGTTTCTTTTGAGGAGTGGAGATTTGAGCTTGTGGTTCTGAAACGATGATCGTTGGAACAGTCTCATCATGGGAAACGGATTTGTCTGCCGTTTCTGTCACCGCTGGTGCATCTTCGGAAACCTGCGTGGAAGTGGTGCTGATGTCTGGCACACTATCGACCAACTTTGCCAAGTCAATTTTAGAGGTAGCAGAATTGGATTCAGGAATTTCATCCACATGAGGAACTGCAGTTTCTTTTGATAGATGAGAGTTCATCCAGAGTGCGGCGATGACAAGAATAATCAGTGAAAGAACCTGAACCGTGCTATCGTTAAGCAGCGGCTCGGAAAGCATAATCGAAGGTTCGATAAAGCAAAGTGCAAAGACAATGGAGAAAACAATGATGCTGGTCAGAAACGAAGAGCGAGGATAGGTGGGCAAAAGTTTGGCGAGGGCGTACATGATCCAGATGGAACACATTAACCCGGTTGAAAATCCGAAACCGTAAGCCACGGCAATATCAGTGGTAACCACACTAAAACCGATAGAAAAAGCGAGGAGGTATACAGAAAAGACGGAGAAACCCAAAAACCAAAAGAGAAGTTTGTGAACGATTTTTTGGCGAGTGGGCCGAACTGCATATTCGTCTATCTTTTCTGGGTGATGCTTCAGATAATATAAAAATATGACCGGAAATACTGCAAGGATGACGCAGATTTGAAACGTTAAGGACATGCTGATTTCCTCCATCATATACAACTTAACCGCTTTGGGTGACCAAGGCGGTCATTTTTTATGCTTCCTTTGCAGCCACGCCATGCTCAGCAGCTTTTTTATAACGTCCGGTGAGAACCAGATCCTCTACATAGTCCAGTGCCTTGGTCTGGCCCTCTTCGTTCAGCTGGTCGAAGTTGTCCAGCAGGGCAGTCTGGGCGGGGGTAAGCTGGATTTTACCGCTTACGGTATCATCAGACAAATCATCGAGAGTATACCCCATGCAGTGAACCACGGCGGAAACGGTGGACAACTGAGGATCTTTTGTCTGGCCTGCAAAAAGTTTGTTCAAGGTGCCTTTAGGCACACCAGATGCTTCTGAAATCTGCTCAATCGTCATACCGCTGTTCTTTTTAATACGGTTTAAGTTGTCGAGCCACATGGTAAAAATCTCCTTTCTGAATCTTTAACCCTATTATAAGAAAAAGAAACTGCCCCGTCAATAATAAATTACCGAATAAGATAAAAATATTCTGAAAGAGGGTTGACTTTTACCTTTAATGGATGTACAATCAAGCCGTAAATTACCGTTAAAGGTAAAATCGAAATGAAACGGAGGATTTGCAATGGACAATTTGAAAGCTGAGATGCAACGGAACGGCCTAACGGTAAAAGACATTATGAGCGCGATTGGATGCTCAGAGAAAACCGCCCGGAACAAGATCAACGGGGAGACGGATTTTACATATCCGGAAGCTGAAAAGGTTCGGAATGTCCTTTTCCCGGGGCTGAGGATGGAATATCTCTTTTGCCAGCGCCGTACCCAGCCCACCGACCCGAAAAAGAGCGAATGAAAGGAAGAAAAGCATGGGATACGAAGAAATTATGGTGGCCATCAAGGACATCAATGGCCCGTGGAGCAACGCGGCCTGCATGGGCTACTGCCTGATCGCAATGCGCCGGGCGGGGCTGAGGCCTACTGTACAGCGCCGGGTGCTGCGGGTGCTGGAAGGGGTGTTCGACGATGTGAGTGTGGAGAAGGCCGAGAAGACCGGATATGCCAATAAGGAGGAGTAAGGAGTGGACCGTTATATGATCGTGATCCCGGCGAAGAACCGGGCATTCAACATGAAGTGTGATGATGGTGACAGCATGAAGCTGGAGACCCTGCAGAAGCTGGTGGGCGGGCCGATCGAGCCGGTGAACAGCGTTCTGAGCGCCGAGTGGGCGCGGGAGAAGGATGTGGACGGCATTCTGCTGCTGGTGAACGAGGAAGGGCTGATGAAGGAGCGCCCCCTGACGAACCAGCGCGCCAGTGAGATGACGGCGGCAGAGCTGGTGGGCCCGGCAGTCGTGGCCGCAAAGCGCGGCGATGAGCTGATCGGCTTTGCAAAGCCTGTGGTGGAGACCATCTGCGCCGAGTGGCTGTGAGGTGCTGCCATGGGCCGAAGGAAAAAGCAGGAGCTGCCTTTTGAGCACTGGCAAATTATTGAATTGCTGCACATCGCACAGGACTTTTACTCAAAACCGGAGAATGAGGCTGCGTTTCAAGAGTGGAAGGCGGCCAGAGATACAAGAAAAGCAAAAAGGCCCGCCGGTGCGGGAACACCGACGAGCCAACCAGGGTGATGGTTTTTGACTGCCCATCACCAGAAGTTTAACACAGAGTGGGAGGATTTGCAAATGAAAAAGAAGATCACGGGCAGCGTGCTGAGCGCCGGTGCCATTGTGCTGGGACTGGCTGCAGCAGGCTGCGGCGGGGCCATTGAGAACGCGGCCAACGGCTGGGCAATGCTGGGCTACACGCTGCTGGCCATTGTGCTGGGGTGTGCAGCCCTGGCGCTGGCCGGGCTGGGCCTGGTGGTGGAGCAGCGGAAGGAGCCGCAGAAGATCCACAAGGTGCCGGAGAACACGGTGAAGAAGGCCGTCTGCGGCAGAAAGGCGGGGTAAGGATGAAAATCACGATTTACAGAAATGGAAACGATGGCGGTCTGAGCATTGAGGATGGTGAGAGTGAAGCGGATGTTACACGGGTGATCATGCAGTCGGCAGTAAGTTTTGTTGTCAGCAGTGTGCCCAGTGACCTGAACAACACCCAGAAAGAGGAGATTGTTCGGAACTTTGCAAAGGCCGCAGAACTGGAAATGCGGTTGGCACTGAGCCGTAACCCGGTGAAAGGCCGTTTTGAGGATAAAGAAGCTGCTTTTATGGAAGAGCTGATAAAACGGGCGATGGAGGCCAAGCAGAAATGACGTTGGAAGAGTACAAGAATATTCTGATTACCGGGACACCGAGTGACCGGGCACGGGCAATTGCCGAGGCCGGGAACGACAGGAGCCTGACCGACGAGGAGTTCCACGAGCTGACGGCCATGATCAAGGGCGTTGTGCGGCCCGGGCGGCGGAAGATGACCCCGGACGAGGCAAAGCTCTGGGCCGAGGTGAGCCGGATCAACACCCGGTTGAAGGACGAGATGGTGAACGCGGGCTTTGCGGTGAGGGCCCTGCCCGGCGACCTGCAGGAGGATGCGATCAACGTTCTTTCCCGCACGGTGAGCGGGATGCTGGGCGACCTGACCGCCATGATGGCAGAGACCGGGGAACCCTGATGGATAAGACCCAGTGTGTACATGTGTTTGAGATCACCCGGAGCCGGTGCCTGAGTTGTGGGGGTAGGAACCGGGCGTGCGGGGAATATGAAGAACGGAGAAGTTACCATGAGAACAAAGATGAGCCTTTCGGCGGAGATGGACCTGACCCAGGACAGCGTGGTGCAGCTGACCTGCTGGTGCGGGCAGATCGCCTTACATGAGCTGTGGGGGCTGGGCCGCACCCGGCTTGACCGAATCACCAGACGGAAGGAGCTGCTGGGCAGCCAGAGCCTGGCTGTGGTGATGCAGCCAGACAAGAACGGGATGCCCCAGACGGAGAAGGCCCGGCGGCTGCGGGCGGAGGCGATCCCCAAGGGCGTGCCGACGGAATTCCGGGTGCCTGCGTTGCGGACACCCCGCACCCGGCGGGAGCAGCAGCTGAAAATGGTGGGCGACCGGGCAGCGACCATGGCCTGGCAGCTGATGGCGCTGGCCTGTGTGCAGGAGTTGGGGTTTGGAGCAGACCGGCTGAACCGGCTGTATGCAGAGATGCGCCACAACTACGAGCAATTGAATGAGTGGGGCAAGACGGACGGGCTGGACGTGGCCATGGAAAAGCTGCGGCGCTGCGCCTGCGATGCCTTGCAGACTGAGGACATCGTGGTGGAGAACGTGGACGATGAAAAGACAGTGCAGACCCTGAGCCGAAGCTACAAGGAGCAGGAAGCAGAGTTTCTGAAGCGGGCCGTGATGATGGCAGCGGGCCGCAAGGCCTGCCGCCAGAGCCTGAATGTGCTGAACGAAGAAAGTGTTCGGCAGAAATGTGCGGATGCCATGGCAGCGGCTACCGGAAGCAACCTCTCACCGCTGCGGTCTGGCTATGCCAGCGCCTTGCAGAGCTCCCCTGATATGGGAGCCAAGGATCAAGGAGGACGATAAGATGCAGAGTGGATGCAGATGGGTATACACCCTGATGGACTGGGACACTGGCGAGGTGGTGGCCAAGGGCACCAGCGTGGAGCTGGTGGAGCAGGGATATTTTCCCGATGTGAACAAGCTGAGCAGCGTTTGGAATAATCTGGAAAAATGCAAGAACCCCAGCCCGAAGAACTACCGGTGGAAGATGGAGCGGAAGAGCACCAAAGACGACCGGGTGGAGAGGGCCCGGGCAGAAGGCCTGAGTGCGGACGAGCGGGCCGAGACCCGGATGGTGCGGGTGTACAGCTGCTATGGTGCGGACGGCACCCTGCTGGGCAAGGGCACGGCGGCAGATCTGAAGGACAAGGGATTGTTTGGCAGCGAGGGCACGGTGCACGAGTGCTACCGCAAGCGGGGCGGCGTGTACAAGCCCGGCGGCGTTACGCGGATGGAGATGGAGCTGTGCCAGAAACGGATCCGGCACCCCATGAAGCTGCCGGATCAGCCAGCAAAGGTGAAGCGCAAGCCCATTGGCGGCGTGATCGACCACAGCGCCCTGGCCTACGACGTGCACGATCTGATGATCTACAACGAGAAAGCCCGGAAAATTGGAAAGCCGGAACTGACCTACGGATACTGGGCGGAAAAAGGAAAGCCCGCCACGCCTTAAACACATGAATCTATTATGAAGAGCAACGGATACGATGGACCTGACACGCCACCGTATCCGTTACGTTTCATAATACCTTTATAAAGAAAGAGGGGGAAGAACCCTCCTTGGGGAGCTAGTATACCCGTTACTTCTGTGACGGTGGGGTCACGGGAAAGAGAATATCAGCAGAAAGTGAAAGCCAGCAGGAGGGCACCGGGATGCGCTGTAACTACATCCGAGAGAAAAAATACCAGTGCGGGGATGACTACATGGCAGTCGGAGTGTTCTCCATCATCCCCCAGGAACACCGGGGCCGGGGCAAGAAGCGGAAGGAATCCAGCGAGGGGCAGAAGGCGAAGAACAAAATGGCTTCCCTGCGCAAGCGCCAGAGAAAGGCGCTGACCAATTTCAGTCCGGCGGGAATGTTCCTGACCGGTACATACGAGAATCCATTTCTGCCGGAGGACATTCTGGCCTGCCGGAGAGACGTGGAGAACTACAAGCGGCGGGTGATGGCGGCCACCTGCAAGCGGTTCGGGGCAAGGCGGGAGGACATCCGCCTGATGCTGGTGGCGGTGCGCAAGGGAGAAGCAGGACGGCTGCACATGCATGGTTTTGCGGAATGCCAGGGCCTGACCGCGGCCCAGCGCCGGGAGTGGCGGGAGATGCTGGAGGATCTGTGGCGGCGGCGTATCCCAGGCTCAAACGAGTTTGAGCCGCTGGGAACCATGAACGTGGACAGAATCGATATGAAAAAGCTGCTGGGCAAGAGCGGGCAGGGCGAATACGGCACGATGGGCTACTTCTACGGCCACAAGGAGCGGCTGTGGGTGGAAACGGCCAACCTGCGCCCGGCCATTGAGCAGGCCCCCAACGATGGCAGATGGAGCCGGAAACAGTTGCGGGCCGCCTGCGGGGAAAAGCAGAACGATGCCAAGTGGTGGGAGCAGCGGTTTCCCGGCTGGAAGATGGAAAAGTGCATCGTGCTGGAGCCCGGCGGGCTGCATGAGAGCCCGAAGCGGGAAGGAACCGGCTGGGAACGGCTGGAACCGCAATGCTATGTGATCCTGCGTCGGCGGGAGGCTGCATACCAGACTGCGAAACCTCGCACCTGACAGATAAAACACCGGTATTTTGCGCGTTATACCCATGCGAAAAGAGGGTGGAGCGGTGACAAAAGAGCAGAAGAAAGCGACCCGGCAGGCTCTGCGCCGATATGGCGAGGGGTCTGTTTGTGCTGCCTGGGCGCAGGTGATCGGGGCGGTGCTGGCCTGGTACGACCGCAATGATCCGGTATGCGCCCAGCTGCTGCGGCTGCGCTACCTGCAAGGTCTGCCCGAGGAAAAGGTGATCGCCCGGCTGTATGTGGGGCGGACGACCTACTACACCAAAGAGCTGGAAGCCCTGAGCACCGTGGCAGTGTGTGCAGCGGATGCAGGGCTGCTGCCCGGCGGGCAAATGTCCGGGGTATTTTGAGCGGGCGAGACGTGATAGGCTATTTGCAAAGGCAGGTGAGAGAGTTGGCGAAAAAGCGGGCGTACTGCAAGAACACGGTGGCCGGGAAGCAGCGGGGAAAGAAATACCAGGCGGCGTTCCGGGCCGAGGTGGTAATGGCCATGCTGGGCTCCAACTCCATCTGCGCTGTGGCGAAGAAGTACGGCGTGCCGGAATCGACCATTCGCAGCTGGATGAGCGAGGAGGCAGGCCGCAGTGATGCCTTTGCAAAGGCCCGGCAGGAAGCCGCGCGAGAGATCGCCATCCGGGCAAGCCTGGGCGTGCGGGCACAGGTGACCTTTTTGCAGGGCCGGGCCGCTGAGAGTCAGCGGGCGGCGCAGATCACGGAGAGGCTGCACCGGCGTTTGGACGAGGACACCCGGGCCCGGGACTTTGCCGTGGGCACCCTGCTGAAGGACGACCCGGAGGAGCTGGCGGATGCCACCGAGACCGGCCTTGTGGTGTATGCCAGCCCGGGCAGCTACGACAGGCAGCTGGATGACACGGAACGCAGGCGGCTGAACGCCGAGCTGGAACGGTACGAGGGCCGGGTGATGAGCGACAAGAACGCGGCCGGTGTGGCCAAGGTGCTGATGGAAGTGGCCGAAAAGGCTGCTGCCATGGCCCCGGCGGAGAACACCGACAGCGAGAGCGGTCCGCCGATGGTAGAGATCGCGGCAGCCAGTGAGACGGACGGCCAGCAGGAGGTGGAAGTGGATGGCGGCACAGAGGATGCGTGACGGCAGACCGGTGATCTGGTCACCACAGCCCGCCCAGGCACGGTTCATGCAGCGCACCGAGAACGAAGCGCTTTATGGCGGGGCCGCAGGCGGCGGAAAGAGCGACGCGCTGGTGATCGAGGCCCTGCGGCAGGTGGAGATCCCACACTACCGGGGGCTCATCATCCGAAAGACGTTTCCCCAGCTGCGGGAGCTCATTGACAAGACCATGCGGTATTACAAGCCGGTTTTCCCAAAAGCCCGATACAACAGCAGCACACACTGCTGGACCTTCCCCAGCGGGGCAAAGATCTATTTTGGCAGCCTGAACCACGCCCAGGACAGGTACAACTATCAGGGCCAGGCCTACGACTTTATCGGCTTTGACGAGCTGACCCATTTCACCTGGGAAGAGTACAGCTACCTGCTGAGCCGAAACCGACCCAACGGCCCCGATACCCGGGTCTACACCCGGGCCACGGCCAACCCCGGCGGCATCGGCCACGGATGGGTGAAGGCAAGGTTCGTCAGCCCGGCCCCGCCCGGCACCCGGATGGTGCAGATGGTAAAGGCCAGGGCTCCGGACGGACGGGAGATCGTGCAGCGGCGGACCCGCATCTTTATCCCCAGCACCGTGTTTGACAACGCGGCCCTGCTGGAAAATGACCCGGGCTACCTGGGCACGCTGGCTGCATTGCCGGAAGCGGAGAAGAAAGCCCTGCTCTACGGCGACTGGGACAGCTTTACCGGGCAGGTGTTCACCGAGTGGAAGAACGACCCGGCCCACTACGACGACCAGCGGTGGACACATGTGATCCGCCCGTTCCGCATCCCGGGACACTGGAAGATCTGGCGGGGGTACGATTTCGGCTACTCGAAGCCCTTTTCCGTGGGGTGGTATGCGGCGGACGAAGAGGGCAGGCTTTACCGCATCCGGGAGCTGTACGGCTGCACCGGGACCCCCAACGAGGGCATCAAAGCTGACCCTGTGAAGCAGGCGAGGATGATCCGGGAAGCAGAAGAGAACGACCCCATGCTCCGGGGCCGCACCATTCTGGGCGTGGCCGACCCGGCCATCTTCAACGAGAGCCAGGGCGAGAGCATTGCTGCCATGCAGGAAAAGAGCCCGAACTTTCTGCACTGGGCTCCCGGCGACCACACCCGGCTGGCGAGCAAGATGCAGTTCCACTACCGGCTGGCGTTCCAGGCGGACGGGCGGCCCATGCTGCAGGTGTTCAACACCTGCAAGCACTTTATCCGCACCATACCGAACCTGGTATACAGCGAGAGCAACGTGGAGGACATTGACACCGACCAGGAGGATCACATCTACGACGAGTGCCGGTATGTGCTGATGGAGAATCCCATCAGCCCGCCCCGGACAGAGCCGGTGCAGCCCATGCCGGATGACCCGCTGGAGCTGGGGAAGAAAGCGAGGTTTTTTAGAGTATGACCGACGTGATCGGCACAGAGCAGGTGGCGAAGGCCACGGCGCTGTTACAGAGATACAAGACCGGCAAGGCGGCGCTGGACAAGCGGATCGTGGATAACGAGCTGTGGTTCCGGATGCAGCACTGGGCCAACTACAAAAACGAGATGATGGAGGGCAAGCCCAAACCTTCCAGCGGGTGGCTGTTCAACAGCATTGCCAACAAGCACGCGGATGCCATGGACAACTACCCGGAACCCAACGTGCTGCCCCGGGCAGCGGACGACGAGCAGACCGCCAAGGTGCTTTCCAAGATCCTGCCGGTGCTGCTGGAACAGGCAGAATACGAGCAGGTGTACAGCGACACCTGGTGGCGCAAGCTCAAGCAGGGCACCGGCGTGAAGGGCATCTTCTGGGACCCGGGGTTACGGAACGGCGTGGGAGACATCTCCATCAAGAGCATGGATCTGCTGATGATGTACTGGGAGCCCGGCGTGATGGACATCCAGGACAGCCCCCACCTGTTCAGCCTGGCGGTGGCCGACAACGAACAGCTGAAGGCCCAGTACCCCCAGCTGGAAGGCCACACCGGCAGCACGCTGGAAGTGGCAAAGTACATCCACGACCAGAGCATTGACACCTCGGACAAGAGCGTGGTGGTGGACTGGTACTACAAAAAGGCCCGGGAGAACGGCCCGCCTCTGCTGCACTACTGCAAGTTCTGCAACGGCGTGGTGCTCTACGCCAGCGAGAACGACCCGGCCCTTGCTGACCGGGGATTCTACGACCACGGCAAGTACCCCTTTGTGTTCGATACCCTGTTCGTGGAAGAGGACAGCCCGGCGGGCTTTGGGTACATCGACGTGATGAAGGACACCCAGACCGCCATTGACGAAATGAACGCAGCCATGGACGAGAACGTGAAGCTTTCGGCCAAGGCGCGGTACATCATCCAGGACGGTGCGGGCATCAACGAGAAGGAGCTGGCCGATTTCGGCAAGGACATCGTCCACGCGGCGGGGCGGGTGACGGACGAGACCCTGCGGCCCTTACAGACAGCGGGGCTGGCGGGCAACCTGATCACCTACCGGGACGCGAGAGTGGCGGAGCTGAAGGAGATCAGCGGCAACCGGGATGTTTCCCAGGGCGGCACCACCAGCGGCCTGACCGCGGCTTCTGCCATTGCGGCGCTGCAGGAGGCTGGCTCGAAGCTCTCCCGTGATATGCTGAAAAGCGCTTACCGGGCCTTTGCAAAGGAGTGCTATTTCATCATCGACCTGATGCGGCAGTTCTACGACGAAAGCCGGGTCTACCGCATTACCGGCGACAGCGGCCAGCCGGAGTATGTACAGTTCTCCGGGGCAATGCTGCAGCCCCAGCCGGGTGGCATGATCGGCGGGGTGGAGCTGGGCAGCCACGAGCCGGTGTTTGACATCACGGTATCGGCTGCCAAGAAGAGCACCTTCAGCCGCCTTTCCCAGAACGAGACGGCAAAGGAGTGCTACCAGATGGGGCTGTTTGCCCCGGCCAACGCTGACGCGGCGCTGGCGGTGCTGGACATGATGGACTTTGAGGGCATCGAAAAGGTGCGGGAACGGGTGCAGCAGAACGGTACCCTGTACACCCAGCTGCAGCAGGCCATGGAGCAGCTGCAGAAGCTGAGCGCCATCATTGACCAGCAGAACGGCACCAACATGAGCGCCATGGCCGGGGCCGCTGCACAGGCGGCCGGAACCACGGGCGGCGGCAGCGGCGGACAGACCACCGCAAAGACGGCGACCAACGGCCTGGGGGCTGTGGTGGGCGGCGGAGGCAACAGCCTGGCCACCCAGGCGGCAAAGCGGGCCATGAACGTGAATAATCCGAATAAATGACCCTCTCAACGCGCAATGCGTCTGACGACGCAGTTGCTTGCAGCTCCCCCGAAGAGCAACGGCGACGACCGCCGCCAGTGGCGGATTGAGGGAGGAGCTGTTGGGGCCGCGGCCAGCAAGACACAAGCACAATACTTTGTGCGAAGTGGATGCTGGGAGCCGCAACCCGATAGCTCTGCTTAGAGGAAATTTTGGAAGGAGCGATAGAATGATCCAGATCACTTACAACGAGATGGGAGACATGATGTTCCTGCGGGCCGAGGGGCACGCGGAGTTTGCACCCAAGGGGCAGGACATTGTATGTGCTGCCGTGAGCGCGCTGATGCAGACGCTGGCCTACAGTCTGGACAGCGGGACCGTGACCTGTGCCGATGACAGGAACCTGATGGTGGTACAGGCAAAGCAGGGCACTGACAGCCTGGCAAAATTTGAGCTGGTGACAGACGGTCTGATCCTGCTGGCGGATGCCTACCCGGAGCATGTGCGGTACATCAACCTGCACGCAGACAAGGCGGATGCGATTGATTTGCAGCTCTTTGCAGACGGGGGAACAGGTGCCAACGGGGACGGAACCTCTCAGTCCGCTGGCGCGGACAGCTCTCCCAACGGGAGAGCCAACGCATCTGCAGGGGCAGCGAATGGGGAAGGCAATGCCATTGAGCTGCCTGCCCTGCGGCCGGCAGAAGAGCGGCTGGCCCGGCGGAGCGGGGTGCTGAAGCGGAGCAGTCGGGAAGAGGGCTCACCCTCTCAGTCGGCGCAGAGCGCCGCCAGCTCCCCCGAGGGGGGAGCCCTTGGCAGTGAGGAAAAGTCTGAGCTGGACGAGGAAGCGGCAGAGAACCAGAACGAACTCGAGGGCAAGGACGGCGAGGAGAAGGGCGAAGGCAAGACCAAGAGCCCGGAGGAGCGGCGGAAAGCCTTTGGTGAGCTGCTGCGCGGAGAGTATGCCGACCTGACCGAGGAGCTGATGCAGAACGCCGTGACCGAAGCGGCCCGGCGGCTGGAAGCAAGCCCGGCCATGAAGGGTCTGATGCAGGCGCTGCAGGAAAAGTACGGCACGGATGCCAACGACCTGGTGGCCCTGACAGAGGCTGTGCGGAACGGCGCGGTGAAAGACGATGCCTACTACGAGAAGCTGGCCATGGAGAAGGGCGTTTCCACCAGGACGGCCCGGGAGCTGGACAAGCTGGAAAGCCAGAACAAGCACCTGACCGAACAGCAGCAGATGATCCAGCAGATGGAACGTCAGCGTGCCCAGCAGGCCCGCATTGCTGAGCTGCAGGCTGGATGGGACCGGGAAGCGGAGCAGCTGAAAGCCCAGTATCCCGACTTCAACATGGCTGAGGTGCTGGCGAACCCGGAAGTGGAGAAGATGATGCGGTCGGGCGTTTCTATGACAAACGCCTACCGCAGCGCCTACTTTGATCACATCCTGAAACAGCAGCAGGCCGCCACGGCCCGGCAGGTGGAGCAGGGCGTGGTGAACAGGATGCAGCAGCGCAACGCCCGGCCCGGCGAGAATGGCACCCGCCCCGGCGGCGCGGTGCAGACCAAGATCGACGTATCCCACATGAGCCGCAAGGAAATGGAAGAGATGGAGAAGCGGGTCATGCGGGGTGAAGTTATTACACTTTAACAGGAGGAAGCTATGAAAGACAAGACCATGAAGCTGGATCTGCAGATGTTTGCAACGGCCAGCACCCAGAACCAGAATACCACCGGCGCATCCGGCATGAGTGCCGAGATGAAAACCTTTTACGAGAAGCGCCTGATCGACCAGGCAGAGCCTGCCCTGGTGCATGACCAGTTCGGTGACCCGTATCCCATTCCGGCCAACGGCGGCAAGAACATTGAGTTCCGCAAGTATGACAGCCTGCCCAAGGCCACCACTCCGCTGACCGAGGGTGTGACCCCGGACGGCCAGACCATGAACGTTTCCACCGTTACCGCTGAAGTCAAGCAGTACGGCGGCTGGGTACCCATTACCGACACGCTGCAGCTGACTGCAATTGACAACAACATCGTGCAGGCGACTAAGATCATTGCCAGCCAGGCGGGCCGCACCCTGGACACCATCGTGCGTGATGTGCTGGCGGGCGGCACCAATGTGATCTATGCGCCCAAGATCGGCGAGGGCGGCGCGGAGACCGCTGTGACCAGCCGCGCCACCCTGGACGCGACCTGCCAGCTGACCAGCGACCTGATCGCCCGTGCGGCCACCCAGCTGAAAGCCATGAACGCTGACCCCATCGGCACCAGCTTTGTGGGCATCATCCACCCTTATGTGGCCTATGAACTGCGCCGCGACCCGGACTGGATCGATGTGCACAAGTACGCCCAGCCGGACGAGATCTACAACGGCGAGATCGGCACGCTGCACGGTGTGCGCTTTGTGGAGACCAGCGAGGCAAAGATCTGGAAGGGCACCGGCTGCCCGGCGGGTCTGGCCGTGTTCAGCACCCTGATCCTGGGTGCCCACGCCTACGGTTCCACCGAGATCGAGGGCGGCGGCCTAGAGCACATCGTGAAGCAGCTGGGCTATGGTGACGACCCCCTGAACCAGCGTGCGTCTGTGGGCTGGAAGGCACACAAGACCGCTGAGCGCCTGGTGGAGCAGTACATGGTGCGCATTGAGAGCTGCAGCGCACGGTACAGCGCAACGGCTGAGGCGAACTAACCCACTCACCACTCCATCCGCCTATGGCGGCATGTCGTGGAGCTCCCCCGAAGGGGGAGCCCTGCTTAGAGGAAATAGAAAGGAGCCGATAAAATGGCAGAAGCAAAGAAAAAGACTGAGACGATCCGGCTGTTTTCGGACGGCGGGAAGTACAAGGGTGACCTGTTCGTGAGCGTGAACGGTGTGCACTACCAGTTGCAGCGCGGCAAGAACATTGAGGTGCCCCCGGAGGTGGCGGAGGTCATCCGCCACAGCCAGGAACAGGACGACCAGACCGCTGCCCGCATGGAAGAGCTGGCGAATAAGGCGTAATTTTAACCCTCTCAGTGCGCAGTCCGGCATGGCCGGAGCTGCTTAGATGTATCCCCCCGGCCCGGCGGCACACGCTGTGCCGGGGGTTATTTGTTTGGAGGTCTTTTATGACAGTAGGAAAGGCAATTGCAACGACGACGACCGCCGCCAGTGGCGGAAACAGGGAGGAGTTGTTGGGGCCGCGGCCAGCAGAACACGAGCACAAAGCTTTGTGCGAAGTGGACGCTGGGAGCCGCAACCCGGGTTGCAGATGTGAAAGGATGGGATAAGCGTGACAGTAGGAAAAGCAATCGAAACCGCTGACAAGCTGCGGCCCAACAACGGGTTTGACCGCGAGCTGAAGATCTTATGGCTGCGGCAGGCGGATGCGGGGTTGAGAAAGAGCGTGGTGGACAAGAGCGACACCACCGATTTTGATGCCGTGGGTGCGGACATCTTATACGACCGGGAGCAGGAACTTTTGCGGCAGGACGCGGAGCTGCTGCTGCCGGAGCCCTACGACAGCTACTATGCCCACTATCTGGCGGCCCAGATGGACGCGGCCCTGGGCGAGACCGACCGCTATGCCAACGAGATGCAGCTGGCCAACGAGAACCAGCAGGAGTTTGCAGCCTGGTGCAGGCACACCTACCTGCCCAGGATGGCCACGAAGTGGAGGTACTGAGATGGCACTGCCGAGTTTATACAGCATCTCGACGGGGAAGAGCATCCAGACGGCCTTTGGCGGTCTGAACGAAAGCTATGCCTGCGCCGAGGCAGAATTTACCGAGATGAAGAACTTTTCCAGCCGGGGATACCCCGCACTGCAGACCCGGACACCCCGGCGCACCATGCGGGCCATGGGCCGCTGCAACGGGATATACCACCTGAACGGCCTGCTGCTGTGCGAGGGAACCACCCTGCGCTACACCGAAGACAGCGAGGACGACGTGGCCACCGCGGCTGCGGGCGGGGAGATCGTGCTGGAAAATGCCGTGACGGACAGCGAGAAAATTATGATCGGCATGGGCACGAAGATCCTGATCTGGCCGGATGCCAAGAGCTTTGACACGGCCACCGGCAAGCTGGAAGCCCTGAGCGCTGCATGGAGCCAGACCGGCACGGTGACCATTGCCCCCTGCGACGCGGGCGGCAAGACCTACACCGTGAGCAGCGTGGGCACCACGGAACCTTCTGGCCCGGCGGACGGGACGCTGTTTCTGAAACAGAACTCCTCTTCCAGCAAGTGGGCCTATGTGAACGTGCTGGAACAGTACGATGCCAAGAGCGGCAAGTGGGCGGAGATCCTTTTGAACAGCGTGAAGATGACCCTGCCCGGGCTGGCCGCTGCGGGCTTCAAGAAGGGGGATACCATCACGGTGGAGCAGGTGCCCGGGCTGGTGGAAGAATATCTGGCCGAGGGTGTGAACGGCGAGGTGACCATTGAGCAGATGGACGGGGACAGCATTGTGCTGACCGGCAGCCCAAAGACCGAGAGCACCCGCTATTACGGCAGCTTTACCGTGACGGCGGGCGGTACCACCTGGAAAAGCATGAACGGCAGCGAGAGCGCCACAGCGGGCGGTGCAACCATTACCGCACGGCGGCGGGTGCCCCGGCTGGAATATGTGACCGAGAACGCCAACCGGGTATGGGGCTGCAACAGCGAGGAGAACGTGATCTACAGCTGCAAGCTGGGCGACCCCACCAACTGGTACAGCTACCGGGGCATTGCTTCGGACAGTTACGCCGTGAACGTGGGCAGTGACGGCCCCTTTACCGGTGCAGCCACCTGTATGGGCTATGTGCTGTTCTTCAAGGAGAACTGCCTGCACAAGCTCTACGGCAGCCGCCCGGCAGACTATCAGCTGGTGAGCGTGCAGTGCCGGGGCGTGGCCAAGCAGGCCAGCAAGAGCATGTGTGTGCTGGCAGAGGTGCTGTACTACCTTTCCCCTGACGGCGTGATGGCCTGGGACGGCAGCCTGCCGGTGAAGATCAGCGGCGGACTGGACAACACCTGGCTGATGAACGTGCGCGGGGCGGTGGGCGGTGTGCTGGACACCCGGTATTACCTGCATCTGCGGGTGCCGGGCCGGAACGAGACCCGGCTGCTGGTCTACGACACCGAACGGCGGCTCTGGCACGAGGAGGACACGGCGGCAGAAGAGAATGCTTCCGGCTGGGCGATGTGCTCCACGGGGCGGCAGCTCTACCAGTGGGACGGCGTAAACCTGTGGGCCACCGAACCGGAACGGGAGGCCGACCGGGACACCGACACGGCAAAGGCGAATTTGGAACAGAAGGTGGGCTTTGAGGCTGTGAGCGGCGACATTGGGTTGAACGTCCCGGCGGACAAGTACATCAACCGGGTGTTTCTGCGGGTGGATGCCCTGACATACAGCGTTGTGGAGCTGCAGGCCAGCTATGAGGGCGGGGCCTGGGAGACGCTGGGCCAGGCAGCCGTTCTGAACAAATACACCCGGGTCAACCTGCCCTTTGTGCCGGAGCGGCACGACACCATGCGGCTGCGAATCAAGGGCACCGGGCAGATTGCGGTGCGGAGCATTGCGTTCAGCATGGCAGAGAGCCGGGGCAACCGGGTGGCCGGAGGGGAGCCGAAGAGATAGCCCTGCTTAGAGGAAGGAGATTTTATATGGCAGATATTACGAGGCTTGGCGAGATCGCCATGCCGAAACTGAGTGACAACATGGCCCCGGAGGACAGGAGAAGCATCAACAACTACCTGATGCAGCTGCGGGACCAGATGATGTACATGATGCAGAACCTGGACGAGACGAACTTCAGCGACACCATGCGGGACAAGCTGGTGGCCATGGGGCTGAAGGTAGAGTAACCCTCTCAGCGCGCAATGCACCTGCGGTGCAGTTGCTTGCAGCTCCCCCGAAGGTGGAGCTCTGCTTAGAGGAATGCGAAGACGAAAGGAGACAGTGAGAAGATGGCAAGAGGACAGTGGTGGGAGTATCTGATTCCGGGCCACAATGTGGGGCTGATGGTAGGGGATGTGTATGACAGCATTACCGGCAACAGCGAAAAGAATGCGGGCACCGGCGTGTTTGGAACCAGAAAGAACGATTCCAACAGCTACCAGTACGCCCAGAGCAATGACCGGGTGACCACGGCAAAGAACAATCTGGATTACATCAAAGGACAGAAGCCCGGGGAGTATCAGAGCGAGTACGGCAGCCAGATCAGCGGCACGCAGAGCCAGCTGGACAAGATGAACCGGGACGGCTTTTCTTACGACTACACCAAGGACGCAGCTTACCAGCAGTACAAGAACCAGTACACCCGGGGTGCGGAGCTGGCCAGCGAGAACGCTGCCGCCAATGCTTCGGCCCGCAGCGGCGGCTACGGCAACAGCTGGGGCACTTCCAGCGGGCAGACGGCCTACCAGAGCACCATGAACGGGCTTTCGGACGTGGCAGACAGCTTATACAACCAGGCCTACAACGAATATGCCACCAAGAAGAGTGATCTGAGCAGTCGGCTGAGCTCTTTGCAGCAGCAGGAAAAGCTGGCGCAGGATGCTTACAACACCCGCCTGAACAATTACTATGGCCAGCTGAACAGTGCCCAGACCGAATATGCCAACGCGGTGGGGGCCAACCAGAAGAAGGATGCGAACAACACCAACTTCTGGGGGAACGTTTTGCAGGTCGGCGCAAGCATGCTGCCGTGGGTGCTGAAAGCGCTTGCCGCGATCTGAAGACCGGTGTGTGGCAGAAGAAAAGGAGAACGACATGTTATTTGATACCTTACGGAGAAAGAACCAGGCGGAACAGGAAGAGCGGGAATGGAATGCCAACCACCCGGCGGACTATGTGAGCCGGAACAAGGACGCAATGGACAGCCTGACCGGGCAGATCGGCAGCGGGTTCGACTGGGACACCGGCAGCAAAGCCTACCAGCAGTACCGCGCCCAGGCCCAGGCCAATGCTGCCGCCAGCGCGGAGAACGCCCAGGCCAACGCGGCGATGCTGGCGGGCGGGTATGGCAGCAGCTACGCCGACAGCGTGGCAAAGCAGGGCCAGCAGCAGGCGCTGAGCGGCATTGACAATGCGGTACCAGGCCTGAGAGGCCAGGCACTGAGCGAATACCAGAACCAGCAGAACGACCTGCTGAGTGCCCTTTCCGGCATGGCCAACACCGAGGCGCTGGACCGCAGTGCCTACGGCAGCAACTTTGCCAACTACACGGCGTGGCAGAATTTCCTTGCCAACCAGAGCGAACAGGCCCGGAACGAGAACGACAATTACTGGAACAACCTCTGGAACACGGTAAAGAACATCGGCTCGGCGGCCCTGACAGCCTACGATGGGTACAAGGGGTACACCCAGCAGCAGTGGGAAAATGACTTTGCCCGGGAACAGTGGGAATACAACAAGAACCGCACCGACCAGAGCGATGCCCTGAACGCCTACCAGCAGGCGTTCAACCTGTACACCCAGGGCGCTGGGGATGCGGCCAGCGACGTGCTGAACCGGTACGGCCTGAATGCAAACGCTTTTGCCAACTACACCGGCGCACCGGTGACCCGGGACGATCAGGCAGGTGTTCTGAGCACTGCGGCTTCTCTGGTGGCAAGCGGAAATCAGGAAGCGGCGGCCAACCTGCTGAAGATGTACGGGCTGGACAGCAATGCAGCCGGTTCCTATGGCACCATTGCAAAACGTCAGCTGGCGACCCAGCTGGCAAAGGCGGCAGCTACGAAGAGCAGCGGAAGTTCGAGAAGATCCGGCGGCTTCAGCAAGAGCGGAAGCGGGTGGACAAACAGCCAACTGCTGACGGCGCTGGGTAAGTATCAGAGCCTGAAGGATGATGACCCGACCAAGAGCGTCTATGCGAATATTCTGGCCAGCGCCGGAATGCTGCCGGACGGTGACACGGGCACAACAGCAGCGACCGGAACTGGTAGCGGGCTGATCGCCCCGCTGGCGAATCCGAACAAGTGGGCCCTGCCCGGGGGAACCACGGGAGGGAGCACGGGTAAGAGTACCGGAATGCCGTACAGCAACGCCCTGAGCTATGCAAAGGGGTGGAGTGCAGAAGGGGTGGATTCGGATACGATCTATGCCCGGCTGGTCAACATGGGTATAAATGATGACGTGGCGGCCAAGGTCTGGAATGCGATGGGATGGTAAGGAGAACAAAAATGGCATGGACAGCAGAACAGATGGCCCAGAAGCGGGCCAAACTTCAGAAAAAAACCAATGCCGCTGCTGGCGGGGCAGAACCCCTCAGTCAGCGCAAGAGCGCTGACAGCCCCCCTGATAGTGGGGCCCTTGGCAGTACGGGAAACTCTGTGTCGGACAATAAAAGCAATACATGGACGGCGGAAAAAATGGCCGAAAAACGTGCGGCACTGCAAACCCAGAAGCAGCAGACGGGCACCGACCTATATTCCACGGCGCTGGAGGATTACCGGACAAGGAACAACCTGGGCTTTGCGGATGCCATGGACAGCCGGAGCGACGAGCTGAACCGGCAGAAGGTGACAGTGAGCCCGGCGGGGAATACTCTGGGAACGTGGTACGGCCAGCAGGCCCAGAAGCTGAAGAACAGCTATGCGGAGTACAGCCAGCCGGAGGCCTTTGACCAGGCCAACCAGTGGTTTGACCAGCCTCGGAATCAGGAGCTTGTGAACAAGCTGCTGGAAAAGAAGAGCAATTATACCAGCTATGCCGAGACCGGCACCAGCAGAAACGGGGCCAGCGCCGGGGATGGTAGCATCGACCCATTCCGCACCACGGGAATCAAGGGGAAGGTGGGCAACACCTACAGCACGGCGGACCTGAAAAAGCTGGGGTACACGGACACGGAGATCCGGCAGGCCAGGGAGTATCTGGACACCATGGAAGAAATCCCGGAGTGGAAGCAGCTGGCCCGGCGGACGGCAAACACCGTGGGCGGCGTTGCGGACACCGTGGCCGCTGCCCCGCTGATGGGTGCGGAGTACCTGGTGCAGGCCGGAAAGAACATCCGGCAGAGCAGCGAGAACCGGAAAGCACTGGAAGCAGAGCTTGCCCGGAACCCCCGCGAGAAGAACCTGTATGACCAGCTGATGGAAACTGACATGGACTACCAGCCCAAGTACAGCACCGGCGACCTGTTGCAGCAGGGATTTACCCGGCAGGAGATCGAGGACATGCGCAGCCGCATTGCCGGAACGGAAGCAAAGGGTGGCATCGACACGGAGAAGAGCGTGGGCTACCAGCTGTACAACCGGGGCCAGCAGCTGACGGGCGCGGCCCAGAGCGGCCTGACCGATGTGCAGCGGACCGTGCAGGGCGTGGCGACCAGCGCGGCAGAGAACCTTGCCGTGGCTGCCATCAACCCGGCGGCGGTGCTGCCGGTGCTGAGTGCCCAGGGCGCTGCGGATGCCATGGGCCAGAGCGCGGCCAAGGGCGAAAGCGCAGGCAAGGCGCTGGCGGGCGGCGTGGCCAAGTTTGGCGCAGGATGGGCCATCAACAGCGTGGGTGCGGCTGATCTGGCAAGAACCATGGGCGCGGACTACGCCAGAAATTCCGTGGCGGGTGCTGTGGCGGACAAAATCCGGGCGCTGGCTGGAGATTCGGCCTTTGCGGCGGCACATCCGGCAGTTGCCAACGCCATTTCCGGCGGCATTGACAACGCCATGCAGGCCTTTGTGGAGACCTACGCCGACAAGGCCATTGATGCGGCCATGGGAGACAGCGAAGCTGCCCAGACCATGTTTACCACGGACACGCTGGTTCAGGCGCTGGAAGCGGGGCTGACCGGCGGCGCGTCCGGTGCACTGGGCGGCGCTGTGGGCACAGGGCTTTCCAGGATGAACGCGGGAGATTCCAGCCTGCGGGGCAACGTGGAGCGGTATGCCGCTCAGGACGAATACGAGCAGGCGCTGAAGGAACACCAGCGCCGGGAGGAGCTGGCGCGGGAACCGGAACCCCTCAGTCAGCGCGTGAGCGCTGACAGCCCCCCTAATAGGGCAACGACGACGACCGCCGCCAGTGGCGGAAACAGGGAGGAGTTGTTGGGGCAGCGGCCAGCAGGATACGAGCGAAGTGAAGTAGACGCTGGGAGCCGCAACTCGTTAGCCCTTGGCATGTCGGTGGAGTCTGATGGGACTGAAAAAGGCTCTGCTGACCTGAAAGCGGCGGGCCCTGCGGCTGAGGGCAGCGGCATTGTGAACGAGACGCAGGTGAACGATGACCCTGCGGTACACACGGCGGAAACAGCTACGAACCGACAGGCGATGGTTGAGAACGCTGGGGAAAGTGTGGAAAGCTCCACGGAAACAGCAGCGGACGGTGCAGAACCCCTTAGTCAGCGCATAAGTGCTGACAGTCCCCCTAGTATGGGGGCCCTTGGCAGTGCGGAAAACATTGGTCTGACTGCGCAGAATGGAGCTGACCGGCAGGCTGTGATGCAGTCGGTCCCTGTGGAAGAAAGCACCCTTGACGGGATGGACAGCAGCAACAGCCCGATGCGGGAGACCTACGGCATGGAAGCACCGAGGACGGAGGGCCAGAAGCAGGCCCGGACGGAGCAGGTGCTGCGGAGCTGGAAGGTGGGCGAAAAGGCGGCGCAGGAAATCAGCCGGAAACAGCCGGAAGGCGTGGACAGTGACCGCTATGCGGCGGCAGCATCCACCCTGTACCGGCTGGGCCAGATGGAGGACGTGAAGACCTTTGACCAGGCGCTGGAGCTGGCGGGCACCGGCAGCGGCATGGCGGCCAACGTGAACTATGTGCTGGGCAACCTCAAGGGCAGGAACGCGCTGGAGATCGCCTACACCTACGGCAGGGATGCGGCAGATACCCGGTGGGCCAAGAGCCAGCTGGGCGGCACTCTGACGGAACAGAGCCTGACGGGCAGGGGTGAGACCATCTACAAGGGAACCCTGCGTAACGCGAACGACGCTGGCAGCCAGGTGATCGAGCTGAACGCGGCGGCAACCGGCACCACGGCGGTTCTGAAAAACGTGCTGCAGAACGGTGCGGGACAGGCAGACAGCCGGGTGCGGGCCTATGTGGACACGGAGACGGCCCGGATCTTCTTTGGGGACAGCGCACAGGATACGTTCGGCACGGTGCTGCACGAGGACTACCACTGGTACAACGCACTGGACAGCGAGGGAGCAAAGACTTTGCAGGACCATGCCCTGCTGTATCTGGCCAGGAGCAGCGGATTTGAGACCGTGGACGAGATGATCCGGGAGAAGATGACCGACTATGCCCAGCAGAATCTGACCTATGAGGAAGCTGCCGAGGAGCTGGTGGGCGATGCCTGGCGAGGCATCTTCTCCAATGAATCCGATTTCAAGCGCTGGGTAGAGTTCCAGCGCGGGCAGGCCGAGAAGAACAGCGGCAGGGCCGGAACTATCCGCACCGTGATGAACCGGGTGAAGGAGATGCTGGGCGGCATCATCAGCCGGGCCAAGGAAGTGCTGACCCTTGACCCCGACAACCGGGCTGCCCTGAAGGCCCAGCGCCTGGCCGAGAACGAGCGCAAAATTTTACAGGACGAATACTTTGCCCACGCTGAAAAAGCGATGGACAACCTGCGCAGTGCAAAAGAAAACGCCGCTGCCCCCAAGACAGAGAGCGCGGCGGAAGGACGCAATATTCGTTTTTCGATCCAGAAGGATGCCGACGGAGAGAGCTACATCAAAATTGATGAAGATATCCTGAACGGTGTACCCCGTGAAGAATGGAAAACTGTGGTGAAACAGGCAATCAAGGAGCGGTATCCGAACGGCTTTGAGCGGAACGGATGGACGATTCTGAACAGTAAGGAAGGCCGTAAGGAATTTGTCTGGTCGAGGTATACCAAGGGTTTGCAGTGGGAAAATGGTACGGCATACGCAGACAAGCTGCGGATGGCTGCAAATCTGGATGAGATCATCCGGACTGCAGATGAGGTTTACAGAGAACCTGCTTTCCACAAGAATGCGGAAGCATTCAACCGTGGCAAAATCAAAGTTATGGTTGGGCCGAATGCCTATGAAGCCGATGTTCTGACCGCCATCAAGGCAGACGACCGGGAGATTTTCTATGATATTGTAGATATAAAATCTACAAATAATAAAACCTCCATGCGTACCCACGTAGAATCCAAAGATTCAAGGAGTAGTCTGCAAGGAGGTTTTACGGAACCCTCCGGCAAAGCCCACATGGAATCCGAAGATTCGGGGAGCAGAGGGTCGGAGGGTTCTATTTATCAGGAAAGCGCTGACACGGTACTCAAAACCGAGGAGGGCGGTGAACGCCCGAGCTTTCCTGCTAAAAACAGTATAGCACAAGAAAATGCCGAAAGCAAGGGAAACAGCGAACCTGTGAAGAAATCAGTGCGGTTCCAGCTGAGTGACGGCTCTGCTGGAAACGTGGATGAATTGGCGGCACTTCAAAAAGAAAGTCGGGAACTGGAACACCAGCAAAACGCCCTGAAAACAGAGCGAACAAACTGGCTGAACAGCGCCGAGGTAAAGGAGATTGAAGCGAAGAGAAAATCTCTGGGTTTGTTCTCTGCCGAGGCAAAGGAGTTTAAGGCCAGTGAAGAATACCAGGCGTACCTTGCAAAGCGGAAGGACTTTAACCAGCGTGGTGCAGAGCTTGAAAACCGAATCGGTGAAGTGAATAATGCACTGCGGGAAGCCCATGCCAAGCTGGAAACCCAGAGAAATGAACAGAAGCAGAAACAGCAGGCTGTCTATGATGCCAAAGCAAAGGAAGCAGGCGGTGCGGCGAAGTATCGCCGTCAGCTGGCCGTGGAGCAGTTTGGCACGACGAGTGAATTTGAACGGGCCGGATACATCCTGCCGGATGGGCAGATGCTGGATTTTGCCCGGAATGATAAGACCCGTGACACCGACCACCGGGAAATTATGAGTGTGTTCGGCCCGGCGGAAGTATCGGAAGGGACGGACGCACTGAACAAGTTCCTGGCAGACGGTAATGTGCGGGTGATGGCGGAAGCTCCGGGTGTTGACCTGGCCGCAGACAAAGCCCCGACCGCTGCACAGCTGGAACAGATCCGTGAGATGGCGGGAAGCCTGGGCAGTGAACAGAGAAAGTTCACGCTGGATATTTCCACCACCGACGGCAGGGTTGCAGCCAGCAAGGAGTACAGCGGCCGCATTGATGCTGACCGTGTTGTGCGGGAGATCAGGGACTATTACAAGACCGGTGAGCTGCCCGCAGAGAGCAGCCTGGCACGATTCCGGTACCAGCTGGCGGCCAAAGCCGAACAGGCGGAACGGGACGCGCGGAAGAACACCCAGCGGCAGGCAAGCCGGGCCATTGCGGACAACAGCGCGGCGATGGAAACGCTGGCCCAGATGATGGGTGTGACCCACGGTGTGCGGATCAGCCAGGATTCCATTGACGGGCTGGCGGTGCGGTGGACAAAGGCCAACGGCAGCAGGGCCGACCGGACAAAGATTGCCGGGGAGACCCGGGCGCTGGTGGAGTACATGACGGCGGACGGGGCCAGCATGAGCAAGGCCAGCGCGCTGTCTGAGACCATTGCGGATGAGATTCTGAGCGGGGCGACCTACCGGAACACCGAGCTGTGGGACGAGTACCCGGAATACCACGACCTGAGCTACACGGTGAACAAGGACGGCCCGGCCAAGGCGGAACTGGTGAAGCGGTACGGGACGTGGAGCGAAGCGGTGGCGGAGGCCCGGCGGCACGGTGTGAAGCTGCGGCAGGCAGAGGGTGTGCGGGACGGCAACCCGGCGGAAGTGTATGAATCCATCGTCAACGACACCCGGGCCATGGGCGGCACCAAAGAAGGGGCAGCGGCCTTGTTCCGGGGCGCGGCCCAGGCGGCAGGCGTGGACGGCGCGGCCAGCATGGAGAGCACCGAGTGGCTGGATGTGCTGATGAACGTGCACGATGCCATCAAGCCCAGGATGATGAGCCGCTTTGCAGATGCTGCCGAGTACGAGGATGCCAAAGTGGAGCTGGCCGACCGGATGCTGGGCGATATCCTGAACGTGCCGGAGATGACCGATGCACAGGCCATCTTTGACGGGTTCCAGCGCTGGCAGCGCCAGGCTGTGGCTGCTGCCGTGGGCGAGGAGAACGCGGAGCAGGCGCTGAAGGACCTGCGGAAGGTGCAGAAGGAGCAGAACCGGGAGTTCAACCGGAGGATGTATGAGAACAGCCGGAACGGCAGCCGGGATGAAGCACTGCGGCAGTGGACAGAACAGCAGAAGCGAAATGAAAAAGCAGAAAAGCTGCTGGATCAGAATCTGGATACGCTGGGGCTGGACATCACCAACTACGGCGACATGGCCGAAAAGCTGGACGTGCTGAAGGAAGCCTACGAACGGGAGTGGAAGGCCGAAAAGAAGCGGCTGAAGGAAGAACGCCAGCAGATGCTGGACGAGATCCGGCTGGAAAACAAACAGTTGAAGCGGGAGAACTGGAACCTTTCGCACCAGGTGGCAGGAGAACAGCGCCGGGCTGATCGGGCTGAGTGGCAGCTGATCCATCAGGAAAACGAACTGCTGGAATGGAAGCAGGAAAACCAGCGCAAAGCTCAGGAGTGGCAGGAAAAGCAGGCGGAGCGAAACGCGATCGCCATCACTGCAGCCCAGCAGCAGCGGGACGAGGACATTGCCATTGCCAAGAAGCTGGCTGAGAAGCGGGTACAGAAAGCCCGGGACGGTCGGCAGAAGGACGAGCTGCGGCGGGGCATCCGGGCCAATGCTACCCAGCTGAACCAGATGATCCTGCGGCCCAGCAAGGACCGGTATGTGCAGCCCCACCTGATCCAGCAGGCGGCAGAGGTGGCAAAGCTGGCGGACATGACCCTGCTGAACGACCACGCCGTGGCCCGGCTGACGGCCCTGCGCACCAGCATCATGCAGTCGATGGGAGCCGAGAACAGCTCCAACGGCATCAGCGAGGACTGGAAGCTGAGCAAGGTGCCGGAGCTCATCGACGCGCTGCAGGCTGACCTGAATGCCAGCAAGCAGGCCCAGCTTGACCGGCTGAACCAGCAGCTGACAGAGGCCGAGGCACTGCCGGACAGCGAAAAGGCCGAGATGCTGCGCGACCGGCTGAGAAAGCGGATCCGGGAGACCGAGAACCGCACCTATCTGCCCATGACGGTGGACCAGATGCGGATGCTGAAAGCCATTACGGCCAGCACGCTGCATGTGATCCGGACGGCAAACAAGACCCTGAGCTTGCAGAAAGCCGAAGCGGTGGACAAGATCGCCAACGAGGCGGCTGCAGAGGTGCGCCAGAGCAAGGGCAACGATGGAAAGCTGCGGAGCGCCCTGACCAGGTACAACCTGGACATGCTGGGGGCTGGCCGTGTGTTCCGGATGCTGGGCGGCTACGCAAAGAACAGCCAGATGGAGAAGCTGGGCACCATGCTGAATGACGGCCAGCGGGAACAGACCCGGATCACTGTGGAGGGAACGAAGCTCTTTGACAATGTGACGGGCAAGGCAAACCTGAGACAGATGGAAAAATTCGCCGGTCCGGGCGCAGAGCTGGTGGACATTGGCCTGAAGGACAGCAAGGGTCGGGCTGCACCGTTGACCCACGCCCAGCTGTGCAGCCTGTACATGCACCTGCAGAACGCCGACAGCCGGGAGCACCTGCTGAACGGTGGCCTGACGATCCCGGATGCGGAGGAGTACAACAGGGGCGACATTGAGAAGGCTTACCAGAAGGGCCAGACCGTGAAGATCGGGATGCTGACGGACAGCACGGGAAACCCCATGGCCGACACCGTGATCCAGGCCGTGGAGAAGGCCATGACCGACTACGACCGGGCCTGGTGCGAGGACATGAAGCAATTCTTTGGCAGCTACACCACGAACCTGATCAACGAGACAAGCATGAAGCTGCTGGGTTACCAGCGGGCCACCGTGAAAAACTATTACCCCATTGCGGTGGACAAGACGGCGCTGGCGACCCAGATCGAGGGCGTGAAACTGGATGCCACCATTGAGGGCCGGGGCTTTCTGAAGAACCGTGTCAAGAGCCAGATGCCCATCCTGCTGGAGGAGTGCAGCAGCGTGGTGCAGCGGAGTTTGCGGGACACGGCAGCCTACGCCGGACTGGCGGCACCCATCCGGGATGTGCAGAAGGTGCTGAACAGTGGCATTGAGACCGAGGACGGCATCAAGATGCTGAAAAATGGTATCCTGAAAGAGCAGTGGGGCCAGAGTGCGACGAACTACATCGATGACCTGCTGACCGACCTGCAGACCACGCAAAGAAAGCGCTCGACCACAATGACCAAAGTGATGGACAGGTTGCGCGGCAACTATGCGGGCGCGATCCTGACGCTGAACCCGGGCGTGGCCATTGCCCAGGCAGCATCTCTGCCCACGGCAGGCGCGGTACTGGGTGCGGATACCATGGCGGCGGTGGTGCCGTTTGTGAAGAACCTCTCCGGCAAGCAGCGGGCGGCGCTGGAGGCGGAAATCGCCCAGCACGGGGATGTGCTGCTGCGATACCGACTGCGGGGCAGCCAGCGGGGTGAGCTTGCCAGCATTGGCGTGAGCCAGGGCGCGGCAGAAAAGGCCATGGACAAGCTGCCCAAGTGGGTGACCGGCTGGATCAACAGCATGGACGAGATCACGGTGGCGGCACTGTGGGAAGGCTCCAAGCGGTATGTGGAGCACCATACCAATGAGTTTGCAGAGGGTGCAGCCACGAAAGGCAGCGAAGCCTACTGGGAAGCCGTGAACAAGATGTATCAGCGGGTCATCGAGGAGACCCAGCCAAACTACACCACGATGCAGCGGGCGGGGATCCAGCGCAACCCGGATCAGATGACCAAGACCCTGACCATGTTCACGACCCAGAGGTTCCAGAACTACGGCATCATGGCCGATGCGGTGATGGACTACAACGCCCAGAAAGCACGGGACAAAGCTGCACACAGCAGCGAGACAGCAGAAGAAGTGAAGCGGGCCGGAAAGAACCTGAACCGGGCCATTGTGAGCCAGATCACCCAGACTGCTGTGTTTGCACTGATGAAGATCGGTGCGGACTTCCTGCTGCACCGGTGGGACAGAGAGCAGGACGAGAACGGAGATGTGACCGCAGCCAGCGTGAGCAAGCGATTCCTGAATCTGTACACGGAAAGCTTTGCGGGCAACTTCCTGTATGGCAGCGAGCTGTACAGCGCTGTGGAAAATGCGGTGAACGGTACGGATTACGATGTGGTGAGTGCAACCAATATCAGCGCTGTGAATGATCTTTTTGCAGCAGTAACGAAGTTTTCCAGCCTTGTCCGGCAGGACACCGGTGACATGACGGAGGAACAGCTGGAAGCGTATCACCAGAAACTGCGAAAGGCAGGCGTAAACCTGATGCAGTACGGGTTTGAAATTGCGGGTGTGCCTATGGGGAACGCCCGGAAAATGCTGGATGCTTTTGATGCCTATGTGGAAGATGCACGAGACATTGCAAGCGGAAGCGGCTTTTCGTTCAGCTCGACCCCGACGAGTGCCACCGGACAGTATGACCGGCTCTACAATGCCATTGCCGAGGGCGACAAGGACAATGCTGCCGGGGCCATGGAGAAGCTGGAAGCCATGGGTAAGGATGAAAAGACCATCACCAGCCAGCTGAAAACCAGGCTGAAGAAGTACGACAAGGACGTTCTGGAAGCGGCCAAGGCCCGGAACGAGGGCGACGACCGGAAGCGGCAGGAACTAACCAGAAAAATTGTTCGTGAACTGTATGATGGGTTGGGTGTCAGTGAAACCGCAAAATCGGATCAGGCAAGACGAGATGCAATTATCGACCTTGTAACCGGTGACAAGCGTGGTGGTAACAGCTACGGTGTAATCAACGAATTGGCAGACGAGCTGCTGGCGGGAGGCACAGAGGGCAGCGTGTACGATGCCCTGACCGAAGCGGTGGACACCGGCAGGGCCAGCGACGTGCAGGACGAGATCCGGCGGCTGCGGACGGCGGGCAAAGCGGACAGCCAGATCAAGAGCAAGATCACCGATGCGGTGAAGGAGGAGTATCTGGCGGGCAACGACCACGACCGGGAGAAGCTGGAGAAGCTGCTGACGAGCCTGACCAAAGAGGACGGGACGGCCATGTATGAGGAAAAGAACTTTGCCCAGTGGGTGAAGGACGCGGCAAAAAAGGAGGAACAGGCAAAAAAACAGCAAGGATGAGTGGGCAGGGGTGAGGTGAAACCCTCTCAGTGCGCAATCCGCCAAAGGCGGAGTTGCTTACAGCTCCCCCGAGGGGGGAGCCCTGCTTAGAAGAAAGGGAGACCGTTCGGGGTGAACGGCCTCCCTTTTGTATGTCCGGGGTAGTTGCACCCGGCGGGGCGTGATAGGATAGGGGCAGGAAGGGAGTGAAACTGTGAGCCAACTGGATATCAAGATCAGAAAGCTGCAGGACAATGGTTCCACGTTTCGGGCAAACATTGAGACGCTGTATCTGGGCGGTGTGCGGAGCGCCAAGGTGGACGAGCTCCGCTTTGAGCTGCCGGAAGAGTGGAAGAGCTGCACCGTGACCCTGCATGTGCAACGCCTGAGCGGCACAAAGCCGGACCCGCAGATCCTGGACGAGAACAACAGCGCACTGGTAGACCGGCGGTGGACACTGGAAAAAGAGGGCACCTGGATGCTGCTGGCCATCAACGCCAGCGGCTACATTGCCATGACCAAGCCCGGCAAGTACACCTGCTATGACACCATCGACACCGACACGACCACCGAGAACATTACGCCGAGCATCTATGAGCAGTTCGTGGCCGAGGTGACGAAGTACGCCAAGCAGGCGCTGGAGAGCATGAACGCGGCCAAGACCAGTGAGACCAACGCAAAAACATCCGAAACCAACGCGAAAGCCAGCGCGGATAAGGCGAAGGCCAGTGCCGACAGCATGGATACAAGTGTGGCCACCTGCACCACAAAGGCCAAGGAGGCCGAAGCGAGTGCGGTAAGAGCCAAGACCAGCGAGACCAACGCAAAAACGTCGGAGACCAATGCCAAGGCCAGTGAGAATGCGGCAAAGACGAGTGAGACAAACGCCAAAGCCAGCGCGGATGCAGCCAAGAGCAGCGAGACCAAGTCCGCCGCCAGCGAGACCGCAGCCAAGGCTAGCGAGACCGCCGCCAAGCGGGCCCTGCAGGACACGGAGACGGAGCACACCGCCGCCTTGCAGAACATCGCACAGGCCCGCACCGCGGCCCTGAACGACGTGGCGGCCTCCACCAAGACGGCCACCGCTGCGGCAAACACTGCCACCCAGCAGGCCACCGACGCTGCGGGGAGCGCTTCCACCGCCGCCACCAAGGCCGGGGAGGCATCCACCAGTGCGGGAGCGGCAGCTACAAGCCGTCAGGCAGCAGAAAAGGCTCAGAAAGCCGCAGAGGATGCCGCAGCGCTTGCCGGAACACGGGCCGGCACGGACAAGACCCTGTCCGTGCCCGATGCACCGGCGGATGCAAAGACTGTGGGCGACAAGTTCAAGAGCATCAAGACGGACTGGAATTCCGTGACGGATAAGCCGAGTACGTTTCCACCGAGTGCGCATAACCACTCGAAATTGGAGTTCGAGAACAAGAATGAAGTGAATTTTGTTGGCATCCCAGAAAACAACACAGTCTACTTGGGATATCGAGACAACACCATTGATGAGTATCGGTTTAATGACGGTCGAGGAAGCGGCTCTTTTGCAAATGTCAGGGCCAACAAATTCATTGGTTCGCTGGATGGTAATGCAACCACCGCCACAAAAGCAACCGGCGTAACCGACTATAAGGACGCATCCAGAACAATCCAAGTCGGCTATGCGGGCGACGGCCTTAACACGTCGAATCTGACGCACATTGCAGGCTATACGGACAACGGTACGAAAATCAAGGATGTCAACAAGTCGGTTATGCAGAGTTGGCTGGGTGTGACCACCATTACATCCCAAACCAGTGACCCCGGTTCGGGAAGCAGCCTTGCAACCGGCTCTATCCTACTGGTGTACGCATAAGGAGGAGAGAACATGGCGATTTATACCGGAATCGGCGGAAGTGCCAAATCGGTCTCCAAGATCTACATCGGCGTGGGCGGTACCGCAAGGCAGGTGCACAAGGGCTATATCGGCGTGGACGGCGTAGCCAAGAAGTTCTATGACGGCGGCAATCCCATCAGCTCTTTTGCATTGGGGACAGAATTTGGCATTGCTGACCCGAGCGGCAACAATACTTACTGGTATAAGCTGGTGCACAAGGGCGTTCCGGGCGGCGGGTTGTACGACAGCACGGCCAACGGCGCATGGCTCTGGCGAACAAACATTGCGGCATCCACTTCCATCAGTGGCAGTTACATCTACGGCTACGAAGGATGGGCACTGGACAACTGGTGTGTCAACTACCCGGGCGGAAATATCACCTCCAGTGTGGCAAACCGCCTGATGACCGTGCATTTGCCCTACGTGAAACAGGCGGATTACAGTTCGGACAAGGTTTCCTCCGGCTCGAACGGCCTTTCGAGGAAGTGCTTTCTGCTTTCCGCGGTCGAGATGGGCGTTTACACCTGGCAGGGCATAGATGGTCTGATGGCACAAGAAGGTGCAAAGCTGGACTACTTCGACTACACGACTGCTGCCACCGACAAGCGAAAAGCAGACAATGAATACTGGACACGCTCCAAGCGAAGCTACAACGGCAACTATATGTACATGTTCTATAAGGATGGTAGTTTTAGCAGTGCAGGCGGCCACAGAGAGGACTCGCACGGTCTGCGCCCCTGCATCGTGCTGCCGCTGAATACGCTGGTGACAACGATTAAGTTATTCGTGGAGATTAACTATATTTTCTGAGCACCCGGAAAGGAGAGTTCAAAATGGAAGAAGCAACGATCCGCCCCGGGTACACGGTACCGACCGAGACCGACGGCACCCCGGCAGATTACAGCGCGATCGAGGCTGCGGTGAACGCACACAACCAAAATGCACAGCCCGGGGAAGCTTACTGGGGCATCCGGCTGTGCGGGGCGGAGTATGAGGTGTACGAATACGGGAAAGTGCCACAGCCGCCGACCGCCGAAGAGCTGGCTGCGCAGGAAAAGGCCCATAGGGAAGCCCAGCAGCGGCAGGAGGTACTGGACAAGTTGCCGGAGACGCTGGAAGCGCTGAAAAACGAAAACGAAATGCTGAAGCAGTGCTTGCTGGAAATGAGCGAGACTGTCTATGCGTAAAATCACACAAAAAATCGAAAGGATGGTATTTATGATGGCTATGTTATGGGCACAGGAAATTATGTCCGCTGAGACCGTGGAGGAGGCAAAAGCTCTGTATGAGCGCTGCCCCCGCTTGCTGAAGGAGAAGGTCAAGGCAATTCTTATCAAGAGCGGCTTTGAGGAAATCACACAGTAAGGAGGCGCAGATCAATGCCCAGAACAATTCTTGACGTTTCCCGCTGGCAGGGCAGCATCGACTGGGACGCGGTGAAGCGCAGCGGCAAAATCGACGGCGTGATGCTGCGGGTGCTGGGCAGCAAGGGCGGCAAGCCCTACCTCGACCCCTATTTCGCCCGCAACTACGCCGAGTGTGCCCGGCTGGGCCTGCCCGTGGGCGGCTATTACTACACCTGTGCGGTCACGCAGCGGCAGACGGAGGAGGAGCTGGCCGCCCTCAAAACAGCTCTCCGGGGCAAAACGTTCCAGCTGCCCCTTGCCATCGATGTGGAGGACCCCCGCCTGCGCTCCCTGGCCCCCGCAAAGCTTTCGGCCCTGGTGGCCGAAGCCGCTGCCCAACTCGAAGCGTGGGGGCTGTATGCAATGGTGTACACCTACACCAATTTCGCGGACACCGCCCTCGACATGGCCGCCCTCGCTGCTTATGATCTGTGGATCGCGGACTACCGCGGCAAGCGCCCCGCCCGCAAGCACGGCATGTGGCAGTACACCAGCAGCGGCAAGATCCCAGGCGTGAGCGGCCCGATAGACCTGAGCCATGCGTATAAGGACTACGCAGGCATCATCCAGCGCAAGGGGCTGGGCAAAGTGAAAGGAGAATGACAATGAAAAATGAGATTTGTGCGGCCATCGGCATTGTGGGTGGGGCCATTGCCAGCCTGCTGGGCGGCTGGGACACGGCGCTGCAGACGCTTATCATCTTTATGGCAATCGACTACATCACCGGCCTGATCGTGGCGGGGGTGTTCCACACCAGTCCCAAGACCAAAACTGGCACCCTTGAGAGCCGGGCAGGCTGGAAGGGCCTGTGCCGCAAGGGTGTGAGCCTGCTGGTGGTACTGGTGGCCTGCAGGCTGGATGCTGTCATCGGGTCGAACTTTATTCGGGACACCGTTGTCATTGCGTTTGTATGCAATGAGACTATCAGTATCGTGGAGAATGCCGGACTGATGGGTGTGCCCATCCCGGCGGCGCTGACTCGTGCTGTGGACGTGCTGAAGCAGCGGGCGGAAGAAAAGAACGGCAGCTGACAACGGCCCCGGGGAGCCTGACGGTTCCTCGGGGCTGAGTTTGTGTTTTCGACTTCTTTCGACAAAAGGCGTAGCATGATGGGCGAAAGGATGTGTTAGAATGACTGATACACAATTTGACCACTTGCTGCGCCCTCTGGGTATCATTCGCACAAAGAATGATTATTATACTCTCCGGCAGTGTATGACGCTGATTTGCACCAGGCCTGACCGGTTGCGAGCCTTGCAGAAGGAAGTTTATCTGCCTGTGGCGGAAGCTTCTGGTCATGCTTGGAGGGCTGTGGAGAGCGCTGTTCGCAGGACGGCAAAGCTGGCATGGAAAACTGACCCGGAGAAAGTGCAGGTGTTGGCGGGACACCCGCTGGATCATCGGCCAACGGCGGGACAGTTTTTGGAGATGCTGTATAATGCAGCGGATACTATGTACGAGAAAAAGTAA